CAGTGTTATTAAGAGCTAGTTTTGCATCATTACCTGCTACGATTCCTCGTTCCGTATCAAATACAAACCAATCTCCTGTGGTTGTAGTACATTTAATCATAACAAATTTTGCACCATTGCTAAAACCACAATCTATTACTTTACCATCGCTTGAGTCACCAGTATAGCTTCCCACCTTGGATACACCTGCTACGGTAGCGAAAAGGTAGGCTATGTAGGTAATACCACTTCCACTTACTTCGGTGTAATTGCCTAGTGAAAAGACAGAACTTGTTGGGGCAGTATCATTAAATATAGGAAAATTTGCTTCGGCTGGTGTTCCACCTCCATTGGAGAAGCTTACATAATAGTCCTCTGGGTCTGTTCCTCCATTTAATCCTTTGTGATAAACAATCCAATGATCTGCCGCACTACGTTTTTTAACCCACATCATCTCAGGCACTACGCCAAGATTATGATTTACAGTCATTGCGCTTCCTGTGCCGCTGTAGCAACAAACATCGAAATAGCCAGGTGCACGCTTCCACATCCATGAGTAATTATTTGAATCTAAACCAGTAAGGTTTCCGATACCATCCATTACATCAAATCCATACGCAGCCCCCCCATAGGCAGCTTCCGCATCAGTTGCAGCTGTCAGCAAAACTTGTAACTTTCCACGCAATCTATCTAATACGTAATTATGACCACCTAAAGTAACATCTGCACGATTTATAAACATATCAGTCACGAAATTGCTGCGATACAGAGGTGGTGGACTGTCTGCGCCACGTTCCGCAACAGCAAACACATCAGTCGCACTGGTAGGCTCTGCGAGTGGGCCACGTCTGATTGCCATGTAGATGTAGGTGTCTCCATTTTTATTTGTTTCATCTAAATTATCTGGACCAACTTCAAAACCAGTAGGAGTAATATTAAATATTCCAAAAGTTGTTTCTTCTGCGTTATTAGCGTTAGGTCTAAGTCTTGCATCTTGAACACCACCACCACTAACTCCTGATCCATTATACCATCCACGCATAGTATCAATCATCTGCCATTCTTGATTAGAAGAAGAAGTATTTTTTACCATTAACCATTGTGGCTCAAACCCAAGATCAATATTAGGTTTAGTAGAAGTATTACCAGTATAACTCCCACACTTAATAATATCTTGGTCGCTTGATGGCCCAAACTCACCGTCACTGTTGTTGTGTGCGAATAGGTAGGCCACGTATGTTTGTCCAGATGTATTTACTCTAGCTGTATTGCCGACAGTAAATTGTGTGGATGTAGGCTCAGTATCGGCCCATATTTGATTGAATGTTTGCGCTCCCTGAGTACCGTTCAAATTTAAATACTTTGTTGCTCCAAGGCTTCGATGGTAAACTGTCCAATCTTCTGCTGAACTAGTACGTTTTACAATCATCATTCCAGGTTGTGATCCTAGTGAATGCGATATATTACGAGGTGATGTTCCATCTCCAGTCCATGTTACAATGTCAAAGAACTTAGGGGCTTTGCGAAATGTCCATGAACACAAATCAGCATTGTTCAGATTATAATTATCTGTTGAACCAACTGTAAAACCATTAGAATTAAAAGATGTTAAACCTTGTCCCTCTGTTCCCTCTGCTGCATCGTTACTAGTTTCTAGTTTTTTTGTTACGCCTCTTGCAGTATCCACTAAACGATGAGAAAAACCTTGATCTCTCATTTTAAACCAAACCAAACCACCTTCGCCAGTATTGCCAGTGAAAGGGCTAGATGATGATACTTGTGGATTGCCTTTTTTTGTGAATGTAATCTTATTTGGGCCTTCATCCTCTAGGTTATTTGAAGTGCAAATAAGAAGCTCTGTGCCAGATATTGCGGTTAACGGCTCTGTTGAAGGAGTAAAATTAGAGGTGTAAAGAGCAGTACCTATAACCACTCTAACATTAGATAAAAGTCCATCATATTCTAAACCATCTGATGTACTTCGCTGACCTATTTCTAATACACTACTTGTATAGTTATTGGTATCTGAGTAACTGCTTCCAACTTGAGTGCCGTTTTTAAATAATTTTGTTGTACCACTAGCTCTTGAAGCTGCTACATGAACCCATGTGTTAGTTGCAAGGGGATTGCCTGTGTCTACTATTCTTTCAGCATTATTATAATAAAATCTAATTTTACCATCATTATTTGTCCCCATCATAAAACCAGTTGAAGCGTTTGCTCTAGCGTCAAATACAAGTTCTTGACTAGCTAAATCATGTGGGTACATCCAAAACTCTACAGTAAAATCTCCAGTGCCATAAGCAAAGCTGTGAGATGTTGATTCAAGGCTATCCCCTGCGCCATCAAAATCAACAGAACCTGCGATATTATTACCAAGGTTTATTCCGTTGTTGATATTCTGCGTAGCACCAGTTCCGTCATACAAATAAGTTCTGAACACCTCGTCTACGTCAAGACCTGCACCACCTGCTGCACCTGCGGCTGCTTGGAGTAATTTCTTTTTACTTGCCATGTTGGTTTATCCTAACGCCTGACCTGCCGTAAATCCGTACCAGTTTGTACCGCCATCCCTTGTGTAGAACACAAAGACATCTTTTGCTGATGCAGTTGCTGTGAGGGTTGGGGCTGTAGCTGAAGGCCAATCTACAGAGGTAGGCCAAGTAATTGCGTATCCTGAAGCACCTGAGTCTTGTATTACTTCTAAACTAAAGCTGTAAGCTGTACCCGATGCAGGTGGGTTACTAAAAGTAAATGTTGTAGCTTCTGTAAGTGTATGACTAAAAGCATTACCTGTTTCGCAGTTAACAGTAGTAGCAGCACCACTCGAAGTAACGGCTGCGTAGGTTTCATTGTAAGACTTAGCTTTAAGTTCTTCTGAGAGGTTTACGTCACCGTTAGCATCAGCCGTAACTGTCTTAGATGCTTCTGATGTACCTAGTGTTGTAATATCATTGTAATTTAATTCTGCAGCCGATGCTGTTACACTCAAGTCTCCTAGTGTAACGTTACCTCTAATGAACGTAGATAACTG